CTTATTATTGGTCCTACTAGAATTAAAGGGTATCAAGTAGCTTCTGGTGGAACCGCTGGTGAAATTATTTTTTATGACACTGCAGCTAATTCTGCTTCGGGTACTGAGCGTTTAAAAATAAATGTTACTGTAAACACAGCAATTATTTCTACATTAATACCTGGTGAAGGTATTAGGTTTAATAATGGTGTGTATGTAGATTTACCAACCAACGCAGCGGTAACAGTTTTCCATGGCTAAGAAAAAAGGCCCCTCTCTTGCGATTGGTCGTGGTGAAAAGTTGCCTGTATCTCAGGGCGCTGGGCTTACCGCCAAAGGCCGTGCTAAATATAATGCGGCTACTGGTTCGAATTTAAAAGCTCCACAGCCACAAGGCGGATCTAGAAAAGATTCTTTCTGCGCCCGTATGTCTGGTATGCCTGGTCCAATGAAAGATAAAAAAGGTCGTCCTACTAGGAAGGCTGCCTCATTAGCGAGGTGGAAATGCTAAACATGATGGAACTTTGGACAGGTGGGCTAACCATATTTGTAGCCCTGATTGGATATATCATGCACGAAAAGTTTGCAGAACTTGGTCGTATTGGTATTTTGTTAAACAAAACAAGAGAAGAGGTAGCCCGTGATAACGTTACTAAAGCAGAAGTTGATCGCATTATGGAACACATTGATTCAAGGTTTAACAAACTTGAAAACAAAATTGACCAGCTTATTCAAAAGTAAATAATGCCAAGCAAATCAAAAAAACAACACAACTTTATGGCAGCTATTGCACATAGCCCAGAATTTGCCAAAAAAGCTGGTGTTCCTATGTCTGTAGGAAAAGATTTTGTTGCTGCAGATAAGGGTAAAAAATTCCGTACTGGTGGAACATCACTGAAAGCTGGAATAAACAAGCAGAAAACTCATCATGGTGCTATGCAAATGCCTAATGCCATGCTTAACAAATACATAGGTCACAAAAACGGAGGAATTATGAAACACAGCGATATGGCTCAAGATATGCCAATGATGAAAAAAGTAGCAAAGAAAGAAGTTAAAGCACACGAGAAATCAATGCACAAAATGGCTTCTGGTGGAAAAGTAGGTCAATTATCTAAGGCTGATGGCTGCGCTGTTAAGGGCAAATCTAAAGGCACAATGATTAAAATGAACAAGGGCGGGATGTGCTAAATTATTATGAAAAAAATGCGTAAATTTGCCGAAGGTGGATTTAGCAAAGCCCAAGAAGAATGGTTGGGCGATGCAGATCGTACCGATCCATTTATTTTGGCTCGTATGAGGGATGCTGTTCCTGATAAAGCTAAAGATACATATGAAAATAATAAGCCTTATAAAAATGAAGACCAAGGACTTAGTAAACCATACGTTAAACCAGAAGATAAAACTACATCTGTAGAAAAAACTACTGTTAAAAAAACGCCTAAATCTTTAGAAATTAAAAAAGCAGTTACTGACATTAATGAAATGCCAGAAAACCTTCGTGCTCCAAATTACAAAGTTTCTGATAGTGTTCGACTTCCAAACAAAGTAGACATTAAGCCTAAGTTATCTCAAAAGGTGGCATCTAATAGCAGTTTTCCAAGCACTACATTTAAATCTGGTGGAAAAGTTAAGTCTGCTTCTTCTCGTGCTGATGGTTGCGCTATCCGTGGAAAGACAAGAGCATAATGCCTATTGAGCCTGTAGATCCTTCTAAACGTACTAGCGGGGACGGGAGCGAGAAATATACTCCTCCAAAGGAAAAGTTTGAGCCTAGTGAGTACGATAAAGCAGCGGAAAGAATGAAACAGCAAAAAGAAGCGGCTGATAAAGCTAAGGCTGAATTACACGAAATGGCAGAAAAAACAAGAGCCAAAACTGAAGCTGAACGCCCACGCACTTATGCTGAAAGACTACAAGATATGGGCAGATTGCCTAAACCTAGTGGCGGTGGTGGCGGTAGTGCTGCAGGAGATACAAAGTTTTTAAAGCCCAAATACAAGGCAGGTGGTAAAGTTAAATCAGCATCAGCCAGAGCAGACGGCATTGCTATTAGAGGAAAGACAAGAGCATGAGACCTTCTCGTGGTATGGGTGCAATTAGACCTTCTAAAATGCCTAAAGGTAAAACTATTTACCGCAGAGACAATCCAGATGCGGTAGAAATGTACGCAAAAGGTGGAGAAGTCTGGGATAAACCACGACCAAAAGGACTTGGAAAGCCTAAAAAACTATCATCTGCCAAGAAAGCATCAGCAAAAGCTATGGCTAAAGCAGCTGGCAGACCGTATCCAAACTTAGTAGACAACATGAGAGCTGCTAAAAAATGACAACTACAGGAACCACCGCATTTAACCTAGACATGAACGACCTCATTGAGGAGGCGTTTGAACGTTGTGGTTTAGAGTTGCGTTCTGGTTATGACTTTAGAACCGCTAGACGGTCTTTAAACCTGCTTACTATTGAATGGGCTAATCGTGGTATTAACCTGTGGACAGTAGAGCAAGGGCAGATCCCTATGGTTACTGGACAGGCTATGTATCCTATTCCAGTAGACACCATAGACTTAATGGACATGGTTATCCGTCAATACAACGGCAATTTTGCCAATCAAATTGACATTAACATTAGCCGTATTGCAGAGCCTACTTACATGTCTTTGCCTAATAAACTGGCACAAGGGCGCCCTATTCAAGTATGGATTAACCGCCAATCAGGTAACACAGATGTTATTCCAGCAACTGTTTTAGCTGATAACGAAAACGGAGGAGTAAGCTCTACAGCTACTTCTATTACCGTTGCTTCTGTAGCTAATCTTCCTTCTACTGGTTTTTTAAAAATTGGAACAGAAACAATTAGCTATCCAAATATTGTAGGTAATATTCTTACAAATTGCGCTCGTGGTCAAAATGGAACAACGGCAGCTGCTCATACAGATGGCGCAGAAGCAACCATTCAATACTTGCCATGCGTTAATGTATGGCCTACTCCAAACTCTCCAGGCAATCAATATACGTTTGTTTACTACCGTATGCGCAGGATTCAAGACGCTGGAACTGGCGTTAGAGAGCAAGACATTCCTTTCCGTTTTATTCCTTGCATGGTGGCTGGATTGGCTTACCAATTAAGCACCAAAATGCCAGGAGTAGATCCCAACAGAATAATGATGCTAAAGGCTGATTATGAGCAGCAATTCCAATTAGCAGCTGATGAGGATAGAGAAAAGGCTTCTGTAAGATTCGTACCAAGGAACTTATTCTATGCCTAGCCAATGGGCCTCTGGCAAAAATTCGATTGCCCAATGTGATAGGTGTAATTTTAGATATAAACTAAAGGAACTAAAAACACAGACGGTTAAAACAAAGCCTTTTAAGATCAAGGTTTGCCCTACCTGTTGGGATCCAGATCAGCCACAGTTGCAATTGGGTATGTACCCAGTAAACGATCCGCAAGCAGTTAGGGAGCCAAGACCTGATAATAGCTATTTACAGTCTGGTAATAGTGGTTTACAAACTTCTAGCACTGGTGGAAATACACCAAGCGGGTTTGGTAATCCAGAGTTAGGTAGTAGAGTATTTCAGTGGGGTTGGAACCCTGTTGGTGGCGGGTCAAATTGGCCTATGACACCAAATGACTTGGTTTCTGGTGGAGTTTTAGGTACAGTAACGGTAGAAATAACAAATAACACTTAGGAGTTAAAAATGGGATATAGAAAAAGCGCTGATGGCATAACAAAACGGGGTAAAACAGATGTTAAAATCTACCCAGATAGCGGTCCAAAAGTAATTGATAATGGTCCAAAACCCACTAAAAGTACTTTAAATAAAAACATGAAGCTAATGGGTCGTAACTTGGCTAAAGTGGCTAATCAAAAAGCTGGAAGAGGTCGTTAATCATGGCTAAATATTCTATGAAAAAAGGCGGTAAAGAAGTTGGTTCTGCCAGCGTCTACGCTGAACCACACACAATGAGTGGTAAAAAAATAGCTAATGTTGAAAAGTCTGTCTATAAAAAAGGCAATGGCGTAAACGACATTAACATTTCCGTAGCTGGTATTAGCAAAGGAAACTATCCTCCAGAAAACAAACATGGTGAAATCACTATGCGTGGAGGTGGCGCTGCTACTAAAGGCATCAAATGCCGTGGACCAATGGCATAAGCTATGAATTACCAGCAGTTATCCCAGTCTATACAAGATTACACTGAGTCTACAGAGCAGTTATTTGTATTCAACATACCTAATTTTGTACAACTTTGTGAAGAGCGTGTTTATAACGCTGTTCAAATACCTGCTATTCGTAAAAATGTTATTGG